TCAAATCCCATTGAACGTAAATCCTGTTCGGGATTAAAATAAAATAAACTACCAGACTTTTCAATAGGTTCATCATAAAAGGACTCTAATAATACATCATCTGAGTAAACATGCATTTCCTTTAATATATCCGCCATCGTAACGGAAATCATCTGATTCCTACCGGCACCAATAACTCTTAAATTTGCTATAATAGTACCATCTATAACCGCATCAATACTACCAGATAATAGTTCTATTAAGTTTCTATCCTTTTCTAAAAAAGTTTCACCATAGGTAGGAGATATACCTAATACTTCATCTATATTTTCGAATCTATCTAATGACATTTTTGTTTATCTCCACCAATTTATTAACAATCTTCAGCTTGTAAAATTTTACCAGTACCAACCTCTAATTTAAAAGCGCGGTGCCACTGCCCAGCCCTAAAAGAAAACCAACTGTTGTTGTTATTAACGGGCACTAAAGTTGCACGGGTATCGTATGTGGCGTTTGGATCAGGATCTCCATTTGATAATAATTTAGTTTCTTGTATGGGAATATTGCCACTATTATTTCCACCACCAGTAAAATAGATATAATCACCCACCCCCAATCTATCAATACGTTTTAATGTGTAATATGCGTTTACGTAAGTCCAATTTCTACACGCCGCCCCCTTGTTAGCTTTACCCATCTGATTTCTATCAAAAAAGTTTCCACCTTGCATCACCCACATTGTATAATCAGGTGCCGGCTTTCCCTCCGGTAATGAACCTGTTGGTCTTGGAATACCATTACTATCTGCACATGGTTGAATGCTATTAATTCGACCAGTAATTGCTTCAAATGTGATTAATCGTCTAACACCCCCTGCTGAAAATTTTACCTTAAATTCCTGAAACAATTTTAAATTGTCACCGAGTTGCGGCTGATTATTCGTCCAAACGAAATCACCATAACCCAATTCCCATATAGGCTTTTCAATATAATATTGGGAGATACCTGGAGCATCATTACACCCATCATTAAATAAAAAGTTAACACTCTTACCCTCCATAGTATCTGTAAGTTGGTTGGGAACCGGTGGTGGGGGTGGGGTAGAACCTGGACATATATTAACCTCATCAATTCTACCCGTACCACCATCAAGTTTAAAAGCGAATTTGTAACCACCCGCACTAAATGCTTTCCATTTAGAATTAGTATTATCCAAAATTAAGGTACTTACATTATTAGCTGCTATCAAAGCACCAGATGCATCAATTGGCGAACTAGTTACCCCCGCAACATATTGTGTTGGTGTTTTTGAACGATATATGAAATCTCCCGGCTTTAACCTGTATATTAGGTGTTGTGTATAAAATACTTCCTCAAGTCGTAATTCTGCACACGCATCGTTCTTTCCCGAACTTTTGAATTTACTACTACCATCTCCAGAACCAACCATCTCATACAATAATGGTCCGTTTGGAGGTCGACCACCAGAACCATTGCATATATGTACATCTAATATTTTACCAGTACCTTGTTCTAACTTAAATGAATGTTTAACACCACCGGCACTAAAAGCCATTCGTTTATTATCATCCATAAATACAAGAGCCGTTAAACCATCAGCATCCTTAAAAATATAATCACCAACACCCAAATCCCAAATTGGTTTAAATGTCCAGTATGAGAATTCATCGCCCCACTTATTACATGCTCCAACAAGTGAATCTCCTGCTCCAACATTTCCAACACTTAACCCCCTCATTTCCCAAACAGGCGTTGGATTGGCTCCAGTACCAAATAAACTACTAGTTCGGTATTGAAATTGGAACGCCGGAAAACTTACCTGAGTTACATCAAATGATACAAATACCTGATTAAAAGGTAATTCAAATTCATTTCTTTGTGGTAATGGGTATTGTTCGTTGTATGAATCTTCATCAAACTTTTCAACAAATGGTTCTAAAAATACCTTACCATACTCCAAGTTAGAAGATGTAATTTCATATGAAACTATCTGCCCAAAATCGTTTCTTGTTATTTCTCTTTCCATTACTATCTAACTAATCTAAAATAAAAATTGTCTATATAATATTGTTTATTTCCACCATCGTCTATACGAATCATAAATTCATAATATCTTTCAGGTTGTAGTGTATCAAACCAAAAATCGAAATAGTTTCCATCTCCATCACAGCTTAATTTAGTATAAGTAGTATCAAACGGAATAATTACATATTTGCTTTCACCATCCCTTAAAGACCAATATGAGGATGAAGGTAAATATTTGATAGTTGATACTGCTCCACTATTACTAAATGTTCGTTGCGGATATCTTTCTCTACCATATACCCTAATCCGTTCTTTTGAATCCTTTACATACTGCGATTTTAATGTGGGTAAATAAACTATAATATTAGATGTGTTTAATTCCACCAAAGAAGCCGTAGTGAATGTGGTGGTATCCCACCTCGTTTCCAAAACAGGTGAATATATCGTATTGGTATTCGATGAAAAGTACTTAGCAGAACCTAATTTGAATATTGAAGATGATTCATCAGTTTGTGGTAACTTAATCATAAACCCATTATTTGGCCTACTACCACTCAATATATCATTTACATAATGTGTTATATCAACATCTATATCCGATACATTTCTTGTAAACGATTGCGAATATGCGGTGTTGTTTACCGATGATGTAAACCAATTACCACCACCATAGTTTGTTCTATAAAAAAAATCTGAATTACCCTCTGCCAAACTCCACGAAACATCAGTCTGCCTATTATACCAATTTACATCATTTTTGTTTATGGGTGTATCATAAAATCTACCAACACCATCCGACCAACTCTGCGATATTGGATAAACTTCCAAAGTATATGTTGTTGGTATTTCCACCTCTTCAGTAGATACCATTTTCAAATAATGCTTTATATCACTACCCGATATAATACCATTTGATATTGATTGGGAGATTGACGATAAATCAAACTTAATTAGTATTCTACTATTACCTAAAAAGATATCAGTATTGGTTGCATCATACAACTTTCTGATTTCCAATATCTCATCATTACTTACATTTTGTAATTGACGGACACTATCTTCATATATGGTAGTATCATTAGAGGGGTATATTCTATTTATCATTTATTTCTCCCTTAAAACAACGGAACTACACGCCCCTTAATATCCACATCCGGAAACTTAACTTCAAAGATAGCAGGGTCTTTGGCCGGATATATAATACCATTTCGGGTTGCATTTTTGATGTTATACCTTTTTTCCGAATATACACCACCATACTTATTCACAATTTGCAATCCACCATCACCTCCAGTGGAAGGTCTTACAACCGTCTGAACACCATCTACTTTATCCAAAAGAACATATACATCGGATAGTAATATGGGTTGATTTATCTGCCACTTATCAATATTGAAATAATTTTTTAATTCCGAAACACACCTCAGCAATACCTCATTTGCATTGTAGTTGGGTAAAACCACCACCTCAAACTCAATCCCAATGTTTATTATATTACCATCCAAAATATTGATAGCATCAGTTAGTATCCTATAAAAAGACATGTAGTTTTTAAGGTTTTGCTTTGTAGCCTGATTTAAATTGGCCAATGCACCTACATTGTTTTTACCCAATGCAAACAAGTTTAACCCCAACCCATTCAATGTTGCTATTTTAGAAGTACTTCTATCCTTATAATCAGGTATTACATACACCTTTGATATCGAACCAAATTGTGAAGGTAATGAATACGCTCTAACCGTATAATCATTCAATGTAACTGCACGATTTTGTGTTGGGAAAAACGATATTGCCTGCTGCCGTATTTCATCAACAGTTTCGGAAAACTTACCACCGGATGATGGTTCTTCATTTACTGCAGCAAGAGAACTCTCAACTTCATTGGAAATTGCATCCAGTGCGGAGGTTCCTGATGGGAGGTTATTTTCAATAATTGCGGATGATATATTAGATAAATCCCGTGCAGGTACATTATCACCAACACCCGTACCAACTCTGTAAACAACAGTTAGTGTGGTATTAGCAGGAGCTAATCCATATTCAGCCGTATACAAAAAGTTTGATGGGTCTATCGAATTTACTATATTATCCAACCTAAGATTTAGTTTTGGGTCAGGAACCAAATCTACCATATTTGTTGATAACCCGGAACCAAACTGAATTGATAACGAACCATCATCTTCTATACGGGTAATATACCTTTTTGGTATTTTTTTGAGTTTTAAAAGATATGGAGTTTCTTGACTATAATCTTCTAATCCGATATTACTAACATTTCTTACCTGCTCAAAAATTGTTTGCTGTCCAAGAAAATCAACTTTTGTCCACAAATCACCATTTGAATCAGTTATACTAACCACATCAATCAACCCTTCTTCTGATATGTTGATTTTATCATATGGTCGAGGTGTTCCAAATGTAAAAGTACGAGTTACTAATTCACCACTTATCGCTTCAACCTTTTTCTTCAATAAAAACCTTGTTGGATTATTACCACCATCAATTTGATAAACAGATACTTCTAATGGGTCAAAAAATGATGATGAATATGAAAAATCAACCTTTTTCTTTGTAGAAAATACAACATTTGGATTAGATGTTGATGTTACCCGCATCCCTTCCTTTACTACAAGAGCATAATTTAAATCGGGTTGATGGTCTGCTGTAGAAGGTACTAATTGATATACTGATAAGATTGTTGTTGATGGAGAATATAACTTTGGGGTATATCCAAATGATTGAGCTAACGAAATTACATTTTTTCGTTCCTTTGCTTGCTCTAATATACTTTCTCTTAATTGGGTATCGGTATAATACGATAATACATCCCCAACATAAGATGCCATCTCCATAAACATCATACCAGGAGATGACTCATTAAAATCGTTATATGTGTTTGGGTAATATTGTTTGGCAAAATCTATAAGATTTAACCGTAATCCTCCAAAATCCCTACCTAATAAATTAACTTCTTTTGTTGAATTATTTAACATTTACTACTCCTAAACTATTGATAACCCACCCTGGCTATCAACTTCTAAAATTATGGTTTGATTTGCACCCTGCTCCGTAACTCTGAAACGAACTTTTATAGATACCCTATTATAATCAGGTTCGGTGTTTACTTCAACCCCATCCAATAAAATATATGGTAACCAAAACCCAATATCCTCTGTTAAAGAGTTTTCCAATGCAGAACCCAAATCATCATCTATGTTTTCAAATAACAATGAATAAATGTTGGCACCAAAAAGTGGTTGAAATGGTCGTTCACCTTTTATTGTTAATAGTAAACTCTTTAAGTTAGATATGGACTGTTGTTCGGTTGTATAGCTGGATTTAAATAAACTCTTACCCCCAATATTTTGTAGATTAGAGCCTGAAATATTGCTACTGGAAATAAAATTATAATTAATACCGGAATACCCACCAAATGGTAGTAATATTCCAACTGCACGATTTTTTTCTAAATCAATGGGGTTATATCTATATTCAATTCTACTTGCCACTCATTACCTCTTCTTTTTATTATTCATTACCTTCATAAGTTGCGAATAATCTCGTGTAAGAGCATTTACAACGGAAGCACCTGCTTCAGTTTGTGCTAAAGCATCCACCGATACAGACCTACCTTCTGAATCCTGAATAGTAGATTGGTTCATCGTACTACCTACTGCAAAAGATTGTGCCATATCAGATGTAAATGTTCCACCACTATTTATGTTTCTCCACTCACCACTTTGATATGTTTCATTTAACACTTCGGTAAGAGGTGATTTTTTTGTAAATAATGGTTTTTGGATTTTTTTAGTTCCTTCAAAAATATGCTCAACATCTAATGGGTCTTTTTTAACGATAGAAGTAACCCTTTTTACCGAATTACCCCGTAATTCATGTAAAAGCGATTCCTTCATGGATTTTCTTTCCACAATGAGTTGCTTTTTAACCTCATTCTCAACAATCAGCTTAATTGCTTTTAAAAGTTTTTTAGTATCCATAGTAATAAATATAATTTTTGTATTTTATTTCACTACAATTGTTTCATTTTTGTAAGTGCGGTTGTAATTCTTGTTAATGCAGGTATAACCTGCTCCGATATGATAATATTTGCTGCCGCCGCAGGAGCACCTATTGGTGTTAATGGTGCCACTGTTAATGCGGAATAAGCTATCACCATATTCTGAATAGCAGTAGTTAATGATTGTAAAGTGTTTTTAAGTTCTTCTATTTGTGAAAACATTGTGTTTATATCAGCTTTCCAATTTGAAGTGGAAATATACATATTATCATAAGATGATAACACAATACTATCTGATTTACTATTAAATACCAACCTATTTGAATTGATAATAATTTGGGGATTGGAGTATTGCGAAATATTTGAAATTGAAACTTTATTTGATGTTCTAACAGGTATTCTTTGCTTAGATGTCATCCATATACATGAATCATCTTTGTTTACATCCTCAACGACAAATTTATCATATCCCTTTTTATTAGTATCGTTTTGAGTATTTCTTATGATTGTTATTGGTGCACCAGAATCGGTTGAATTCCAAGATGGTAATTTCTGAGCATCAGTTTGCTTTGGTGTATATCCAAATCGTATAGATTGACCAAACCTACCCTCAAATATAATATCACCAATATAAGGTTGTAATTGCGATAAAGTATTTACTTCAGAAAATCCTTTACCAAAATCTTTTGTATTATCACCAACGGATGATACTTCTGGGATTGGATTCAAATATGAACTGGCTCCAAATGATCCTACCGCATTTTTAATACCTTTTGGTAGGGGGTTATTGTTTAACGATTTTTGTAAAAATGTGGGTGATATATAGTAAAATGAAACATTATTACCACCTAATCCAGATTTTGAACTTAAAGCACTGATTAAATAAACTTGCTCACCTATAGTGGGTATTGATTTAATATAAGGATTTAATGGATAAGCAAATTCGGATGAAACTGAACCAATAGAGCGTTGAACTAAAACGCCTATTTTGTAAATATCATCGGGATTACCATCCTTTAAAAATACTTCAACTACTTCACCGAGCATTATTCATCCTCATCTTTTTTTAAGGATGTTAATTTGGTATCAACATCCTTACTTGCTTCTATTAACTGCCTCTTTTCCTCATCTGTCAATGCAAACCCACCAATATCACTACTTGCAGCATTTAAAAGCCGTTGCGCTATTGCTGCCATTC